ACATAAGTCTCCTTTGTTTAGGGTTTAATGGCAGTTGCTGGAATTCAACTCAAGTCTTCTAGCGTAGGCTTTGTCTCTCATTGTTTTGTCTTTGTTTTCTTTAGCAGTGTTAGCTCTTAAAACAAGTATGTCACGGTGAAAATTCATCGCTTCATTATACTTATCATAAAAAGTATTTGAGTTCACGCGCGCCGTTAAAGTCTTAGCGCGTCCCTCTATAGCGCCAAGGTGTGCTAGGGTTGTGCTGGATGTCTTAATATCTAGCACGACAAGGCCTATACTAGGACTTTCAAAGGCTACTAAAGTTTTATAACTCATATAAAAAGTTATGTTTAAAGCTTCAACGTATATTTGTTGATTGTTCGCGCCCCTTGCATATGTGCTGATTTGCAAGGGTTGGTCAAATGTGTCCATGTAGTTTTATCCTTTTGTTTATGGTTGAAATAATAACATACTAAGCACAATAACAATATGCGCTTAGTTTCGACTTTAAAAGTCTCATCAGTGTTATTTTAACTTATGCATTCATTGCATTTACTATTATAGTTTTAACAAGGCCTTGAAGCACTTGAGCGGGCTATTATGTTATAAGTTTTTAAATTGTTTTTCATAACTGTGATGTCGTCTATAAATGCACGGTTGTCTACAGTGTAATAGACTGCTAGTTGATTAGACATGACAGCAAATTTGTGCGCAATCTTTACAAATTCACTTATTCTATATTTTGCGCCCCACGTTGCAATCTCATAGATAGCTACGGGCTCATCGTAGACTTTACCGTTGTCCATCCATACACCTTGACCGGTCACCACGGTACAGCCATTAAACATTTTAATAATTTCTGTTTTTAGTTCAGCGTGTACCTCGGTCAACTCTGTGCCTTTATTGTCTTTTAGTGGTAAATGTAATTTGCATATTATCATTGTTTATCCTTCCTGTTTATTGTTCACAATAATACTTGTGAATAATTCCTTCTTCTTTTACAAAATGAGATGTCCAGTTTTTAGTTACTTGGCTATTTTTATAATATAAGCTTCCTTTACTGTCGCAAGACATATCGTAGTCTCTTTCAAAAATCTGAGGTTTTAAAGCACAGCTAGTCAAGATTAATAAAAGAAATATCATTTTTACCATTGTTTTTATTTGTATTTAGTCATATATTTATAACCACCCTTCTTTGATTGCTTCTCGTAACATTTCTATCCTTTTAACTTTGTTCTTCTCTTTTGCATATGCTTCAAAGTATTCTTTTTTGGCCTGTGCATCTGCAAAAGCTTCAACGGTTGCTCTTCTTAGTCTGTTTTGTACTGCATTATTTACTTGCATAATTATACTCCTTTGTTCGTTTCGCTCTATGCTGTAAGCTCATCAGTCATGTATAAAACATGATACAAACACACCCTTAACAGCTACTGTGCACTTATTGCATTCACCTAGCCCGCTGGTGTCTTTTTTGTGGGTTGTCCATTCTCTTAGAAACTATCGCCAAGGTATTAAAACCGAGTGAGGTGGCACTATATTTTTGTATGATTTAAAGTCTGTAAAAATAAACAAAAATGAGACTTACCCCCTTAAATCATATGTGTTTACTTATGTCAACACTTATTTGTAATTAAATAAAATAAAAAAACAGGCATAACCATACACTCAAAAGTCTATAATATGCCTGTTTTATTAAGTATAAAAGATATACCAATAATTGATAATAATAAAATATCAATCATTAAAAATATAACCAACACTTTAAAAATAATATCTTCTTTATTCATATTACATTAATCCATATAAGTTGTATGTTTTATAAGTGTATATATACTAGTTACACCCTTAGTCCCCTTAGTCCCCTTAGTCCCCTTAGTCCCTTTAGTTACACCTAAGTAACCTAGGTATGACCTTAGTAACCTTAGTATATATTCTTTATCATTATACTAATAAGTATAATTATACAGAGTTACACCCTAGTAACCTTAGTCCCCTTAGTTACACCTAAGTAACCTTAGTCCCCTTAGTTACCTTAGTATATACACTAGTGACAAGGGTTTCACTAATACGGGTACTTTACTATATAGGGTATGACTATCTGTCCGACCCACTACATGTAGTAAATGCATGTGAATGCAATGAATGCCTAGGTGTGTTTAGGTGTGTGGCCTGTGTGTCCCCTGTGTGTGGCCTGTGTGTCCCCTGTGTGTGGCCTGTGTGTCCCCTGTGTGTGGCCTGTGTGTCCCGCGGTTGCGCCGGATAGATATGAATGAATGCTTAAAGTAAAAAAACAGTCTAGTTCAGACACAACCCTAAAGATACCAAACGACCCACCCTAATACTGTCCTTTAGTCTCACCCGTGGCCACCCCTTAGAAACGTCCCTATATAGTAGCCAAAAGTTTACCATTATGCTTTACAAGTGGTGTCTTTTTGGTGGTAAAACGAGGGATGCTAGGGGGAAACTGTTATTTCGTATTGACGATATACCCCCTCAGATTTTTCTTATAAATATTCTGTAGATATATGCTTATTGCGTATCATTAATAGAATACATAAGGTCAGACAACCTTATAGCCCTAGGATATGTTTGGTTTGCCCATTCACTCTTTAGCATTTCACTTGAAGCTTCCTTATAGTGTCCCTTGTTAATATGTTTAAGAGTTTCTGTAAATTTGCTAACTCCCTTAACTCCTATTTGGAGTGCCATTTCCACAATTATTCCAGCAGCGTCAGTGTTGACTTTATTCATATCTAATAGCTTAAGTGCCTTTACAGCTTTTTCCCCAAAGTCTTCATCATATTTTTGTTCCCAATACTGTGTCAACCCTGCTGTCCCTCCACTTTTATACACTTGTTCCCACTCATTATCTCCGGTTGCCATTTTATGCCCATGTCCACCTGTAGTAAACTTTTCAACAATTTCTTTACCATCTTTTTGAGTATATTTAACTTGTCTAGGAATAAGAATAAATCCTTCATTCTTTTTAGTTCTGTTGTAAGCTTTTTCAAGCCAAGGGTATTGTTTAAGTATTTCCATATAAGTATTATATAAATCTTTCTTCTCTAGGTTTTCTACCAATAGCAGATTCCATGAATTTCTCAAGGTCTGCATCAAGTAAATCTTCTTTGTGTTGTGTATAAGACAAGGTCTGGTCTCTATCCATCCTTGTAACCCAATAATTAGCAGCAATAGCTAAAGCATCAATTTGGTCATCATGTCTTAATGCTCCTTTATCCCTAGTAATCCTTGTCATCTGTCTAAATAACTGATGGTCAGGCTCTAGTTTAAAGTCTTCTTTAATCAATAAATCATCTACCACTAGCTTGTGGCTATTCATAATAGGCTCTAAAGTATCAATAATACGCTTTTCTTTCTGTATATTGTGTCTTACTTCCTCTATTTCACAAGGGTGAATCTTAGCCATTACAGGTTTTAATAGCTGTGTAGCCATTCCATCACCAAAGTTACTCTCAATAACTACATAGTTAACATCTTGTCTCTTAGCAATATAGGATAATTCAGACATAGTATCTTCTGAGTAACCACCATCTAATGCTCCAATAGCTGTTAAATACAATACACCATGTAACATCTTTAATACACAGTAAGCTGTCTTGTCTTCTCCTCTCCCAGATGGGTCTATAGCCATCACAGAGCCCTCAAATTTCGTGTATTCAGGGCTTGTGTACATAGGAGACACCCATAAGTCACCCTTAAGCCCTACGTTGGGTATTTCAGGGTCTATGGCCTTAATTTGGTCAGGTGATGAAGCCCATTGTACTTTAGCAGGCGCTTCCTTCCATGTGGAAGAACCGGATAAGACTATTAAATCATTTAATTTAAGAGGGTATCTATTAGAGTCAGACATCGTAGTGTCCAACATGAATTGTAAGTTAAAACCAGAGCGACCATAGGAAGACATCCTCTCCAATAAATCTACTGAATCAAATCTTTTAGGGTCTGTAGGGTTGCCTTCTTGGTCTTCAACAGAATTAATCATGGGCGCTATCTTGTGCCCAAAAGAAATTAACTGTGCTTTACTAGGGTATAAAGCTGTCCAAATTCTAGTCTTAAAACCACGCTCTTCTAAATCATTGTACAAAGACATCTCTGTCTGTGGTGTTCCTAAAAATATAATCCTACCAATACTAGGTTTAATAATTGCATCAAATTCTTTTACTGTTTCACCTAATCTATCTCGCATTAACTGTGTCTGTGAGTTATTAGCTGATTCTACGTCATCTGCAATAATTAAGTCTGCTCTGCTGCCCGTAAGTTGGCCTGTGATACCCATAGATTTAACTGAAGGGGCATGACTAGCTAACGCTGGTGCTACATCAAAGCTAACCTTAGAACTCCTTTGTTCTGCTCGAGGTATTAAATGCTGTAACATAGGCATTTCACCTATTAATCTCTGTGTAAATGTACTAAAGTCATCTGCTCTTGATTTACTTGCTGATACTACTAATATGTTTCTTTGTGGGTTCATCAATAGTTGATGACAAACAAATGCTGAAGTAATCCAAGATTTACCCACACCCCTAAATGCTTCTATTACTAAGCGTTTCTCCGGTGACTGTAGATAGTCAGCTATATCGTATTGTATCGGTGTTGGCTCTGGTAAGTTTAGGTGTTTCCAACACAAGTATAAAAAGTTTTTAAAATTATTTATCTTACTCATCAAATGGAACGCTGTCTAAAATGTTGTTAGGCTTTTTAGTTAAGCTGGGAGAACTATAAGCTTTACATACATCTAAACATACTTTCATTTCTGAAGCAGTTAAATCTTGACCTGATTTTAATTTTTGATAAGCATGTGAAACTAATAACTCTGGTAATTCTTTTAGTATCTTTTCTAAGTTGGATTGATTATTACATTGACACGAAGTGTATTCTGCACCACATGTGCATGCCTT